TCTATCATTCATTATCAGATGACAATGTGGCAACTTGACCTATTAGATATGATTCTAATCGGTGAGAAACCTATTCAGTATAATGTACATCAGAATCGTCTGTACATCAATATGGATTGGGGTGATGATATTGAAGTTGGTGAATACATCATTATGGAATGTTATCGTAAACTAGACCCAACGACTTGGACAGATATCTATAACGATCTCTGGTTGAAGAAGTATGCTACCGCACTTATCAAACGGCAGTGGGGTGAAAATCTCAGTAAGTTTAATGGTGTTACAATGTTAGGTGGTGTCACGATGAACGGTGCAGAGATTTTTCAGTCAGCATTAACAGAGATAGAACTTTTAGAAGAACAAAGCAAGACAACGTGGGAAGAACCGTTGCTTATGGACATTGGTTAACTTTATGCCTACCAATCATCATTTCTCTAAAGGTACAATATCCGAACAATATCTTTATGAAGATTTAATCATTGAGGCCATGCAGATATATGGCCATGATGTATATTATCTTCCCAGAACTTTGGTAAATAAAGATCAATTGTTTGGCGAAGATGCTTTATCAAAATTTGATGATGCTTATCTTATAGAAATGTATATGGATACACAAGAAGGTTATGAAGGAGAAAAGGAATTAGTATCACGATTTGGATTAGAAATTCGTGATGAAACTACCTTTACTGTTTCTCGGCGAAGATGGTTAGATTTAGTTAGTTCAAATAATAATTTAATAACATCTCTAAGACCAAATGAAGGTGATTGGATTTATTTTTCAAATGGACCTCGTCTTTTTGAGATTAGTTTTGTAGATAAAGATGATCCATTCTATCAAGTGGATAATCTTCCTGTTTATAAATTGTATGCTAGAACTGTAGAATACTCAGATGAAAGACTCGATACGGGAATTGCAGATATTGATGCCCTCGAGGATACATATACAGGCGATGCATTACAATACCAATTTCTTGCTGAACAATCATCAACAACAACTTATGTTGAGAATATAACACTTGAACGTGGTACTGATTTGTATGCTACAGGTTCTGTCGAACTTGAAACAGCAACAGATGGTGGTACTGGTATTCTCACATCTGAAAGTGAAACTGGGTTTGCCGCAATACTTACAGAAGATTCTACCTCCAGTGATTCCTTCTTCATTATTAACGAAGAATATTCATTGGCTACTGCCGAACCTTTGGCAGACAACACTTGGTTAGAAGAAGCTGTAACTGGTACTGGTCAATTTTCTAGTTCTGATCCAGTATTAGATTTCTCAGAAAGAAATCCATTCGGTGAACCAACGGAGAGTATATAAATGTTAGGACAATATTTTTACAACGAAAGTCTGCGAAAGACTATCATAGCATTTGGTAGTTTATTCAATGACATTCAGATCACAAGAAAAGATAGTTCTGGTGCGGAAGTTCAGACTATGAAAGTTCCTTTGGCCTATGGACCAAAGCAGAAGTTCATCACACGACTTACACAAGACCCTGGTGCAACACAAGCAGTCGCATTAACTTTGCCACGTATTGGTTTTGAGATTCAGTCTTTTGATTATGATCCTTCTAGAAAATTAAATAGAACTATAAGGCAGAAAAAAGTTGCTAACACCAACGATAAGAAACTGAAACAGATGAGTACACAGTACACACCTGTGCCTTACAATATGCAATTTGAATTATTTGTTATGGCAAAGAATAGTGATGATGGTATTCAGATCATCGAACAGATACTCCCATTCTTTCAACCAGAGTATACTGTGTCGATAAAAGAAGTTCCTGACATGGACATTGTTCGTGATGTTCCTTTTGTACTCAACAGTGTTGGGTATGAAGATACATACGAAGGTGACTTCCAGACAAGACGAGCGATCATTTACACATTATCATTTACTGCTAAGTCATACGTCTACGGTCCTGTTACAACTGCCAAACCAATCACAAAGGTTCAGGCCGATACATACAGCGATCTACCAGCAACTGCACCTACCAGAGTTCAACGATTTACAGTTGAAGCTACTGGTACTGGTGATGCTGATGATAACTTTGGCTTCAACGAATCAACATCGGAATGGGTATAAATGAGTAGAATTGACGATGCGATTAGTGATGCCCTAGGTGTCACTAAAGAAATAAAACAAGAGATTATCGACCCTAAACCTCTCGCCAGACGCACTGAGCTCGTCGCTGACGATAGCTCGGAACACATAGACGTAGACTACAAGTACAGTCGGGAAAACTTCTACCACCTCATTGAGCGTGGTCAGGACGCGATAGAAGGCATACTTGATCTTGCAAAAGAACAGGAACACCCACGAACCTATGAAGTCGCAGGGCAACTTATCAAAACAGTTTCAGAAGTGACGGAACGATTGGCAGACTTACAAGAAAAGATGCAGAAACTAAAAGAGGTTCCTGATAAAGGTCCTAGTCATGTTACCAATGCACTATTCGTAGGTTCTACAAAAGAACTACAAAATCTTCTGAAGAATAAAGATGGTTGAAACTTATAAAGGCAACCCTAATCTAAAATCTGCTCTAGTTCGTCAAGAGTTTACACAAGAACAAGTAAAAGATTTTATTCGGTGTTCTCAGGACCCTATTTACTTTATTCAGAAGTATGTCAATATCGTAAGTATTGATGAAGGTCTTGTGCCGTTCAATATGTATCCTTTTCAACAGGAGATCATAAGAACATTTCACGACAATCGTTTTACTATTTGTAAACTACCACGACAGTCTGGTAAGTCTACAGTTGTTCTATCTTATCTAATACATTACATTCTATTCAATGAACAGGTCAATGTTGCCATTCTTGCGAACAAGGCATCTACTGCTAGAGACTTGTTATCTAGACTACAGTTAGCCTACGAACATTTGCCTGGTTGGTTACAACAAGGTGTGATGAACTGGAACAAAGGTTCGTTAGAGTTAGAGAACGGGTCTAAAATACTTGCGGCATCTACATCAGCATCTGCCATTCGTGGTGGTTCTTACAACATCATCTTCCTTGACGAGTTTGCGTTTATTCCGTCAAACATCGCAGAGGCATTTTTTAGTTCTGTGTATCCTACAATCTCATCAGGTCAGAAATCAAAGGTGATGATTATCTCTACACCACACGGCATGAATATGTTTTACAAGATGTGGACAGAGGCGGAGAACGGTACGAATGATTTTAAACCTATCGAAGTACATTGGTCAGAAGTGCCTGGTCGTGATGAAGCTTGGAAAGAACAAACGATAAAGAACACAAGTGAACAACAGTTTCTACAAGAGTTTGAATGTTCTTTCTTGGGTAGTGTTGATACTCTGATATCACCCACAAAGATACAAACGATACCACATCAAGACCCAATGGAAAGAAGTGCTGGGTTTGATGTTTGGGAAAGACCTAATAAAGAACACCAGTATTGTATTACTGTTGATGTGGCACGCGGCACCTCAGGAGACTATTCGGCATTTGTTGTAGTAGACATTACGAACATACCCTATAGAGTAGTAGCAAAGTATCGTAGTAATGAAATCAAACCTCTTATCTTTCCAGACATTATCTATCGTGCGGCAAAGACATACAACGATGCTCACATTCTAGTAGAGATCAACGACATTGGTGGACAGGTGGCAGACGCATTACATCACGATATGGCATACGAGAACATCATACAGTCACAGGTCAAAGGTCGTCTAGGTCAGATAGTCAGTAGTGGATTCGGTGATGGGGAAAGTGATCTGGGTATTCGTACAACCAAGTCGTTAAAGCGAATAGGATGTAGCACACTGAAACAACTAGTCGAGGGTGACAAGATACACATACCCGACTTTGATATCGTCGTGGAGATGAGTACGTTTATTCAGAAGGGGCAATCCTTTGAGGCTGAAGATGGTGGAACAGATGACTTGATGATGTGTCTGGTATTCTTTGCGTGGTTGACTGACCAGAACTATTTTAAAGAACTAACAGACGATGATATTCGTAAGCAACTCTTTGACAGTCAGAAAGAAGTGATTGAGGCAGATATGGCGCCATTTGGATTTATTGATGACGGTGTACACTATGGGGAAGATTTATCACCGTTTACAGATAGTGACGGTGACTACTGGCGACCTGTAAAGAACTATCCAGATTTTAGTTAGAGAATAGCAGGACCTAAATCGTTTCTGTATCTAGCAGCACAGTTATGACAAAGGGGTGTGCTTTGTTCTATCAGTTCTATTGCCTGTTTACGTTGTTCAGTTTTAGCGCCGTGTCTCATTATTAAACTTCTTATCTTCTTATGATGTGGGTACCATTCAAGGCATACTAACTCTGCCTCACCGCACTGACATTGATAGTCTCTAAAACTATTCAATAACCATCGTTTACGTCCAATATCACGCAGTTGTGTGTTTGACTTACTCATATGAGTATTTATTAGGACACGAACAGTGTGTTTGAAGAACCTAAAAAAACTAAATAACTGTACAACAAAAACTTGAATGTGTACTTCTACATTATAACTCGTAATATAACCAAGGGAGAAATAGAATAAAATGGTTGATCTAGTTTCACCTGGTGTTGCTATTAAAGAGAAAGACCTGACTACCTCAGTCAGAAACGAACCAACAAGTATTGGTGCTATTGGAATCATTGCTGAAAAAGGTCCTATTGACCAAGTAGTAACGATTCAAAGTGAGCAGCAGTTGGTAGATATCTTTGGGAAACCAAACACTACTAACCACCAGTATTGGTACAGTGCCGCATCTTTCTTGATGTATAGTAATACGTTAAAGGTAGTTAGAATTGAGACCACGGGCGCAGTAAACGCTTGCGTTTCCGGTACAGCAATTCTAATCAAAAACAATAAGCACTACACAGATGGTGATGGTTCCACAGGTCCTTACGACGATGGTTCCGCCAACGTGGGTTCTTGGGCAGCTCGTTCTGCCGGTGCTTGGGGTAACAGTCTCCGTGTTGAAACTTGTAACACGGCTGCCGGTTTCTCCGAGACAACTAAAACAACAACATCTGCTACTGAACCAGCAGGCGAAACAGTCGTTGCATTGACTTCAGCCACAGGGTTCTCTGTCGGTGATATCATTTACCTACAAGAAGCAGATGGTCAGAAATATCGCATCACAAACATCTCAACTAACGATGTAACAATCGTCCGTTATCCAACGACAACAGCAACAGGTCTTGCTTCGGCAATTTCTTCTGGTGCTAATGTTGACCGTGAATGGCGTTGGGCCGATCAGTTTGCTCGTGCTCCTGGCACATCACAGTATGCAACAGATCGTGGTGGTTTAAATGACGAAATGCACATCATCATTATTGATGAAGATGCTAAAATCTCTGGTGTCGAAAATGAAGTCCTTGAGAAGTTTGATGCAGTATCTAAAGCTTCTGACGGTCTTACAGACGAAGGTAATGCTAACTACTATGCAGACGTAATCTACACAAGTTCAAACAATGTCTTCTGGATGGATCATCCAGCAGGCGCAACGAACTGGGGTAGTCTCGCTGCCGGTACAACATTTACCACACCAACAAACTCTATTGATGCAGCAAGTCTAGTAAACGGTGTCGGTGGTACACAAGCACCAACAGAAGGTCAGCGTCAACTCGCATACAGTGAACATTTCAGTGATCCTGATATCGAAGATGTGAACCTTATTATCGCTGGTCCTGCTACTGTAGATAACGGTGGTGCAACAACTCATGGTGTATTCATCACAGACCTCGTTGAAAAACGTAGAGACTGTGTTGGGTTTATCTCACCTGATAAGAGTGATGTTGTAAACGTAAACCGATCTTATACTCAGTCCACGAATGTCAAGGGTTTCTTTGATGCCCTAGGTAGTTCTTCATACACAGTATTCGATTCTGGTTACACAAAACAGTATGACAAATACAACGATGTCTATCGTCATATTCCACTTAATGGTCATATCGCAGGTAGTTGTGCTCGTACTGATTATCTTGAAGATCCATGGTTCTCACCCGCCGGTATCGCAAGAGGTCAG